ACCAATTCGTTGGGGACTAACAGGTACAATACCCAAGGAAGATTTTGAATTTCAAGCCCTGCATGTGAGTTTAGGCCCTGTAGTGGGCCGGCTACGTGCAAGCGAACTACAGTCGCAAGGTGTATTGGCACAATGCCATGTGAATATTGTGCAATTGGTTGATCACGTAGAATATAAAGACTACCAAAGCGAGCTTAAATACTTGGTAACTACACCAGAACGTATAGAAGCTGTTGCCAAGTTGGTAGACAAGATCAAGGAAAGCGGTAACACACTTATACTTGTAGATCGAATCGAAACCGGCAAGATCCTGCAGACATATCTCAGCACACTGTTTGGCTTGTTGGGCGATAAGCCCGAAGCAGTATTCGTATCTGGTGCCACCAAGGCCACAAGCCGCCGGGATGAATACGATGAAATTGCTACGTCAACTAACAAGGTTATTATTGCAACATACGGTGTTGCTGCTGTCGGTATCAATATTCCTCGCATATTTAATCTGGTTATGGTGGAATCTGGGAAGAGCTTTACTAGAGTAATTCAAAGCATTGGCCGCGGTATTAGAAAAGCCGAAGACAAGGACCATGTTGAAATTTGGGACATTACATCAACTTGTAAATTTGCCAAACGACACTTGACCCGACGCAAGGCTTTCTACAAGGAAGCCAACTATCCTTTTTCAGCAGAGAAATTAGAATGGCAGACAACAAAATAACCCAATACCCGGCCAATATCTGTTTGGCACCATTTACATACTTGACATTTGATCCGGCAAATAATGTGAGTCCGTGTCCGGCCTTGGGAGGAAGTGTTTGGCAGTTTGGTGATCAGACCATACACAAGATTTGGACCAGCCCAGAGCTGACTGCTTTTAGACAAGACATGCTGGAAAATCAACGCCACGACGTGTGCAGTCGTTGTTGGGAAGAAGAAGCTGTGGGCATGCCCAGCCAACGTACACGCTTGTGGGACATGTCGTCTGATCCTGCTGGCACCAAAACCAGTATTTTAGAAACTGCGGTCACCCCGGCAGATGTGCTACAGCCAGCAACTTATACAAAAGGTCCCATGCAGCTGGCCATCAAGATCAGCAATGTGTGTAACCTACGTTGCCGCAGTTGTAACAGCAACGACAGCGTGACCTTGTCTGTGGAAGGTCGCTACTATAATGAAAATTATCAGTTACGTGACAATGTGTATTTTCAAGAAACAACCGCCAAGACTTTTACCGATTATCAAATTGATGATGTAGTGGACATGTGCCACAATGTGAGACGTTTGGAATTTTATGGTGGGGAACCACTCTTGGACAAACAGTTGCCGCGCCTGTTACAAAAATTAATAGATCGCGGATACAGTCAACAGATCACCATCAACATCAGTACCAACATCACACAACCCTTGACCACCGGTTTAGTCAAACTGCTGTTGGCCTTTGAAAAGGTACAGATTAATCTAAGCATGGATGGTTGGGCAGAAAAGTTTGAGTACTTACGGCATCCCGGTAATTGGAATCAAGTTTACCGTAATGTATTTGCTTTTATCAAAGCATCTATTGCCAGTTCTGGGCGCATTAAACTGCTGCCAGTGATCACTGTGACCACAATGAACGTGCATCACCTGCCAGACTTGGTGGCCAACATGAAGCAGCACTTTAGGCTAACACCATTTTTAATCTTGTGTCGCAAGCCCTATTATTTCAGTGTCAGAAACATTCCTGATCCTATTGCACAAGAAATCATTGGCAAGCTAAACAGCTATCCGGATTACGACTTTGGCTCCATTGCTCGTGCCTTGACAGAACCTGCTGACATGGACATGTGGGAAGAGTTCAAATCCTGGACTCGGATGATTGATCAGTATCGTAAGGAAAGTTTTTCTGCCACCTTCCCTGAATATGCAGATTTGATTAAACGTCATGATCATTCAGCAAATTTATAGGTTGCATTACAGCAAATATCCTGCTAAAATAAACACATGCGAATACTCACACTTGACAATAATTGTCACTATGATTTAAATACACTACCGGAAGAAGTAGACGAGATGCGTTTTGCTATTCTGGACAATAGCGACCCACACAATCCTGACTATCATTACATACCTTTGATTTTTTTGGAAAGTTTCAACAGTCCAGCACTGGTATTACAGATTGGTGACTATACTATCAAGATGCCCATGGACTGGCGCATGTTGATTGGCGAGCCTGATTCAGGAGACCTGGAAGTGATACCCTTGACCAGTATCAACGATCGAGGATTCAAGGCATTTCAGTTCAATCCGCTAAGTAGCTTTAGTCCAACTTTTCCAGAGATTGAGATAGTGGATGTTTATCATGATGTAACCTGGTACAGTCCCAAATTAAAAAATGGACAGATGCTGGCAGTACCTTTGAATGATGAACACAAACCAGATTGTGTTTATTTTGTCAAGGACATCAGCAGGAATTGCGAAATTGTTGATTACTCAAAGGCCTGGTAATATGAAACAGTATGAAGATAACAGCACATCTGCACCCAAGATTGTTGCCAACCCAACAGACAAGAAAGAAAAGGATCTAGAACGACGAGTCAGAACTTTGGCAGACCAAGTGGTTGCTCAGCAACAACTCATTGACAGAATGCACAGAGATATAGTACGCTTACGTACTGCAATCAACGAGGTATCATCCAGGATCAAGTAATGACTCAGTCAAGTGATAAACTAAACATTGCCAATGAGATGAAGCAGTTTGACCTCAAGAACCGTGACTTCTACGATGAGCTAACCCCAGAAGAACGTAAAAAGTTTTCAAACTATCTCATGATACGCTGGGGCTCAAGTGTGCAAGGTTCCAGAGAACTGCAAGAGTATTATGTACAGAGTTGCAATCACTATTTCAACAAGAACTTCTTTGCCATTAATAAACATCCAAAACTGCAATGGCTATGTGCCACAGCAGTTAGTCCAGGTATGGGAGTACATCGACATCAATGGATCAGTCCCAAGAAGAAAGAAGCCAGTGCCGGCACTGTGAGAAAACAGTTGACCGAGCTGTTTCCAAACATGAAGGATGATGAACTTGCTCTCTTGGCCAAGATCACCACCAAGCAAGAACTCAGCGAATACATTCGAGATCACGGCAACGAAGTTAAAAAATGAAATTTGAATGTCAATACTGTAATAGATCTTTTGTGAAAGAAACTACGCTTGTGGTGCATGTGTGCGAGCAAAAAAAACGTTTTCAGAGCCAAACCGAAACAGGAATACAGATAGCACTACGTGCCTATCAACTGTTTTATCAAATGCAGAGTGTGGGACAACCCAAGACCTTTGATGATTTTGCACACAGTCCTTATTATCGAGCGTTTGCCAAATTTGGAAACTATTGTGTAAGCATACGTGCCATCAATATTGCACAATTCACACGCTGGTTGTTGAAGAACAACAAGAAAATTGACTACTGGTGTCGCGACACTGTGTACGGCGAATATCTTGCACAACATCTACAAGTGGAAAGTGCCACAGATGCTGTTGAACGAGCTGTTGAACACAGTATCAGGTGGTCGGAAGAAACTGGAAATCCTGCACAAGACTATGTGAGATTCGGCAACGACAATGTGCTGTGTTATGCTGTGACCACTGGCAGACTCAGCGCCTGGGTCCTGTACAATTCCAACTCTGGCGTTGAGTTTTTGGGACGTTTGTCATCTGAACAGGTGTCCATGATATGGCCATATGTGAATGCAGACTTTTGGCAAAAGAAATTTCGCGATTACCCCCAAGACACACTGTATATCAAACACATACTTGAACAGGCAGGATGGTAATGAGCGCAGACATTGACATTGACCTGCCGGATCGCACTGCCTTGTTGGAGTTGATTCCGCACATTGCAGCCAGACAACAGGTGCAACAACAGATTCGACGACACAATTCGGGCGTGTATGTGACGGCTATTCCACAAGATCCTGTCAATCGTTGTGCTGCCATCGATTATGAAACAGCAGAGCAACGTGGTTACTTCAAGATTGATTTTTTAAATATGAGTGTGTACAAGCTGGTTCGCGACCCAGAACATTATGAACACATGCTGGCACAAGAACCTGAATGGTCAAAACTATGGACAGATGCTGCCTGGGCCAGTCAGTTGGTTCATGTGGGCAACTATGTTGATCTGCTGCAGACCATGCGACCTGACTCCATTAGCAGAATGGCAGCATTTATATCTATAATACGTCCCGGCAAGGCACACCTGCAGAACAAGTGCTGGCAACAAGTATTTGAATCTGTCTGGGACGGTGATGATTCTCTTGGATACACATTCAAAAAATCACACAGTATAGGTTATGCCCAACTGGTAGCTTTGCACATGAATCTTTTGATGGTCTAGTTATTCCATTCTACGCACCAGCGTGATGCTTCTGCGTTTGCTTTTTCTACGTGTAAGGTCATTTAGACTGCAGATAGGACCGCACAAGATGTCAAGATCCTTGTTGATAAATGTTCTGCGATAGAATCTAAACGGTTCCCAGTCTGTTTTGAGAAAGATGTTGATAGGAACTGATCTATTACTTTCCCACCACCACACATTGGCCATTTCTAAAAATGATAGTTTTAGATCAACATCTTGAATCTGTCCAAAATCATAGATAGTGGTTATATTTTCGTCGCGATTTTGTACAATGCCCACATATTCCACACCGGCATATACACACAGTGACATAAAAGGATACTTATCAGTTAGTTGTTGTATTATGTTTATGCCCATAAATATTCAAGGAGATTTCTAATGTACGCGACCACTGCCTATTTATATCAACAAATTCAATCGGTTTTATTGATAGACATCAGTGGCGCATATTTTGACGCGAGGTGGGATCCAGTGTACGCAAAAAACTTAACTTTAAATCTGGGGGTCGATAATGTGATCCTATTCCAGTTTCAGAACCAAGATCAACGGCCGGTCAACATATCTGGTGCTACCTTTACATTTCGTATCATCAGTCAAAATGGCCAAGACCTCTTGTTTGCCAAGGAACTGGTGGCCTTGAATGCTGCCACAGGGCGAGCCAAGGTCACTGTCACTGCTGAGGAAACACAGCACTTTCAAGAACAACCTGCCAGCTACAGCATTGAAATATCATCTGGTGTATTAGATCAAGCTGTATTCACAGACGATCAAGCAGGCGCACGTGGCACAATCAATATTGTGAATTCGGTATTTCCGGCATTTACTGCCAGTCAAGTTCTAACTGTTCCTAGTCAAGCACCTGCAGGAAATGTGTATTATACCAGTACTGTGACCACTGATGGAGCACCGCTGACCACTTTTCAGTTGGACACAGCCAACATCACCGGCAATATCACAGTACAAGGTGCAACAGCTGCCACCTCAAACACAGTGGAATGGTACAATGTTCCATTTGAGGACTTGGCCACTGGCAACACTGTCAACCAACTGGACCTGACCAGCAGCACAGAAAGATTGGGTATCAATGTAGAAGGATTCCATCCTTACATAAGATTAGAACTGAACTTCAGCACTGGCGAACTAGCAGAAATACTTTATAGATGAAATTCAAAAAGATAGTGGGTTTTGGTGACTCATGGATCTGGGGTGATGAACTCATGGATCCTGCCTTGATCAACCATCCCCAAGCACATCCTGTCATACAAGAAAATACTGCATATCGAGAAAGCCATTGTTTTCTGGGCTTGTTGGGTCAACACTACGGAATACCTGTGGAAAACTTTGGCATCAACGGCGGCAGCCTGCAAAGCAGTATATGGACTTATCTGTGGTGGTTGGAGCACGAGCAACTGGATCCCGGAGATTGTCTTGTCCTGGTGGGACATACTGATGCCAATCGTACAAGTTTTTATAACCCACGTCATGTAAGTTATTATGCTGATCCACTGTGGAATAGATATGTTCATAGTCAATCGATTCACAGTGGATTTGAAGAAGAAGATCGAACCTGGACTCAGATTGTAAAGGCACACACGGTATTAACTGACTGCGATCAACAACATCAA